TATTTTGGTTCAAAAGCTGCTGAAATACGGAGTAAATGTTTTTCACAGCCTCGGTTTCTTCCGCTGTTTGCATCTCGGAGATGGCCTCCAATACATATCCGTTTGGAGGAAGAAGAACAATAACTTTTCCGTTTTTCAGCTTAACAGGCAGTGTTTTCTGCTTTGGTTTTGTAAAGTCGTACATGGCAATTCTCCTTTATTCTTCTGTGTTTTCTGCACCGACACCCCAGTTGATTAAAAGCTTATGGCCTTTGCTGTCAAGCTTTTCCGTTGCCTTAAAATCGAGGTCGCAGACAGTCATACTGTCTTTCTTTCGCTCAAGGGTAAAGCCGCCTTCCAACTGACCGATAATCATAGCGGACATACTGCCGTCTGCCGCAGCAAATACAACAGCGTAATACTTATCTTTGAAGTTTTTAATACCGCCGATATAAATGTTGGAACTTTTATCCGCATTGTCTGTTGTAATTTCCGAGTTCGGAGCCATAATGCCGAAGGTATCCGGCATAAATGTACCGATACTGCCTTTAATTCCAATGTCCTCACCGGATAAAATCTTTCTTGTGATTTCCTCCATATCATCCTTATAGGTGTCAATGGTAGGCGTATAATAAATAGACGCACCGCCGGAGAGATAACCTTTTCTGTTTTCTTCGATGGCAACTTCCGATATTTTGGGGATAGCACTGCCTTTTTCATACTCCTTGATATACATATATCCGGAGCCGATGGCAATGTCCTCTGTCTGTTTTTGTGCCGTTTCCGGTATTTTCATATTTTTCACGCTCCAATCTTTTTATAAATGCTGATGGAATAGTAGGTTACATATAAATCTGCATCATCAATCCATACCGTTTCCGAAGAAAAAGGAATGCCTGCCTCATTTAGCAGACCTTCCAAACTCTTCTCGACTTGGATATCCTTCTTTGGTGTATAAAGTTCTATGCTGTAATTATAGCGGTACAGGTTGTTCCTGTTGTCACAGCCTTCCGCTTTTTTATTGCTGAGAAAACAGAGAAAAGGCGGTTTTTGGTTATCGGGAAAATGGCTGTAGGCAATGGGAAGTCCTGTTTTATCCAAAAATGCTTTCATTTCTTTTTCATCCATTTTGCAGAACCTCCCTAATTCGCCGTTCCACGTTTTCCTTTGCTTTTTCCTCATTCGGCTTGATATGGGGATAAGCAGGCGTTCTTCCGCCTTTGGTATGTACCTGTTTTTGTTTGCCTTTTGTTGTGCCGACAAAATTTTGATGCCCTTTTTCCAGAAGATGTGTCAGATAACCCTGTGTGTTATAAACCTCGTACTGCACATAGCCACTGCGAGATGTTTTCTTTATTTTCCAGCCACGAGAGTATTTTTTATTTCCCATTCGCTTGCCTTTTGGACTGTCTTTTTTCAGATTTTCTTTCAGTGTTTCACTTTCTTCCTTGCAGACCTCGGCTATTTTCTCTGATGCCTCCTCGGTGTATTGCTTTATGCAGTTTAGGATTTCATTTGTCATTTCCTGTACCGTTACTGTCATAAGAGTCCTCCGATTCCGCTTTAATTTTTACTGTTTTTCCGCCGTAGTCTGCAAAGTCAACTTGAATTATGTTGTAGAGTTTTCCTTGGAATACAATGCGGTAATCCACAGCAGACAGTTCTGAAAGCCTTTTGCAAAAACGAACTGTAAAGGTTACAGAGTGCTGTTCCACCGTATCACCTTTCTGCCGTTCCTTTCCTCCTGCAGTTTTAACAGACGCAAAGCATGAATAAAAGACCTGCCACTGCTGAAGTACATTCCCCACTTCATCTGTTTTGGAAACACCTTTTTGAATTTCAATCCGCTGATTTAGTTTTGAAATATCCATCAGAATCTTTCCTTTCTTACACCAAAAAGCAGAGAACGCAGAGAAAGTGTCAAGGCTTTATAGTCGGCGTTTTCTCTGTGTTCATACAGATATGCCACTGCGTACATGACGGCAATCTTGGAAGAAGAAATCTCACAAAGTTCATTTACCGATAACCTGGCAATATCTGCACAGAGGTTTTGCCCTGTTGTTATGAAGTTTTCAATCAAAGCGTCATCATCATCAAAATCTACCCGCAGATATTTTTTCATTTCTTCCAAAGCTACAAGCATTTATTTCACCACCGTCAGTCTGCTTTCAATCTTAAAATCTGTACTGCCTCGGGCAAAATAAGCTTTCCGTCTACACGTTCCTTTGCCACATAGCCAATCATGCCGTTTCCTGCAAAAAGTTCGGTAA